ATAGGGCTCAGATTTACAAAGACGGCTATTCTAGTGCGACCATATATCCTTTAACTGGTTCTAATAGCCCTTTTATCATAGAAACTATAGATACAGAGGGTAATGCTTATACTCCTGTTTTGGCTACAAGAGCTACTTTAAATATAGTTAAGAACGAATTTCAAAGCACTAATTATGCTGAGTTATTACAAGATTTCTTTACTGCTGATGATAATGACTATATGATAGTTGTTAGTAAAGGGACATACAATGGTTCTTATACATGGGGTACAATAATATGGAGAGGATTCTTTATACCTGTAGATAGTGTACAATTTTCACCTGTAGCTTTAAACAGCTTATCATTATCATTTGTTGATGGTTTAGCTAGGACTAAGAATAAAAAATACTACTTTAACTTAGTTAATGGTATAGGTTTTAACTCAGATGAACAAGTAAGTTTAAAAGACTTGCTTATTGATTGTCTTTCTAAGACTGAATTTACTTTAGATGTATGGGTTAATGAATACTATAAAACAGCAAATGTAGCTTCTAGAAACATAGAAAATATGTATTTAAAGAAGAACTACTTAATGGAGCAATATGGTGAGTATTTAAACTATTATGACATATTAGAATACTTATGCAATAGGTTTGGATGGGAGTGTTTCTATAAAGAAGATAAGTGGTATTTAACTTGCTATGGTGCTTTAACTAGAGAAGCTACTATTGCTTATTATGTTTATAATAGTGCTGGAACATATCAGTCTACACAAACTGTTGGTAATACTACTACGGTTGCTATTGATGCTACAAACAACTTTAAACAAATTGGTCAATCATTAATGGTAAGCTTTAACAGAGCTCAAAAGTCATATAGCCAATTTAGTCCAATATATAATGTAAAACAATTAATATCTAACGGTTGGTTTTTATCATGGTCAGGTGTTAACAATGCTGATTCATGGATAGAAACAGGTATGATAGGCACAAAAGCTGATCCTACATTTGGGGGATTATTAACTTCTGATACAACTACTAACTCTGGAGAAACAAATAGATCTTTTAGGTCTGGTGGTAGTATAGTTAAAACTGGAGATTATTTAAATGTAATATGGTCAGATTCTGCATTTAATTGTACTCAAAGATATTTTGTAAGAATTATATCTGAAGATAGTGCTACAACTTATTATTTAGATAATACAGGAACATTTACAACTACATCATATACATTAGGAGCATTTCCAATTGGCTTTCCAAAGCAAGTTATAGTGCCTATAGATGGTACAATAACTGTTACTATACTTAGACCATTAAGCACTGGAGCAAGTCCTGAATTACAAGTAGAATACTTTTTAATTCAAAATGTAGGTCCTACATCTCAAATTTATGCTTATGATTCTTATAGAGAAATAGGCAGTATAAATACTGAGTTTAAACCTACAGAAACAGAGAATTTTTCATTAGGGTTTATGTATAATGAAATATTTAGAAATACAGATTCAAACTCAAGATTTGCAAATAATCCACTTGATGTAACTGCATCATCCTATGTTGGAATGTACACTACAAGCAATAATAGTGGGTTTGCAAATCAATTTGGTAGGACAACATCAGGCAGTACAGAGTTATTTACTTTAGTTGCTCAAGATATTGGCATTGACCAAGTACAAACTCAAACTGTAATAGAAGGTCAATTTAAAAGCATAGGATATTGGTTAGACAGCAAGTTCACATATTCTTATGATGGAGTTAACACTTACACATACTTGTTAAAGTCCTTTAAATGGGATTTAAAACAAGCTGTACAAGAATCAGTACTAAAAAAGATTAATTATACAGGAACAACTATAGATATAGATATATTTAAAAACTTAAATACTAGGAAATAATGGCATCAGTAATAAACGGAACTAACATAGTATTATACAAATACGACTCAAACAAACAATATTATTTTAATGGTTCTGTTAATCAAGGAGTGACTGTAAATGGCTTTGCTTGTAAAGAATTAAGCACAGAAGATATTATTGGAACTTCTACTAACTTTAATAAGACAGGAGCAGGTGTAATAGCTTCTTTTATAACAGATGCTGGTGATCCTAGTATTACTGAGATTACTGCTGGTACATGGACTATATCGGCTTACTATTCTATAGCAACTGCATTTGCAGGAGCTAAGGTTCAATATAAGCTATACAAATATGCAGGGTCTACAGCTACCTTATTAGCAACTTCAGATGAAACTACATTAACATCACTTAGTAAGATTATATATAATACTAATATGACAGTAACTAATATTGTTTTAGCTATTACAGATAGAATCATTATAGAAGTAAATTACTTGGGTACTACAACTAATCAGATTACTTTATATACTCAGTCAACCAATCCTGGTATAACAACTACTAATATTTCATTAGGTATCCCATTTGGGGCATCTACTAACTGTACTTTTAGTACAAGTGTAGACCAAGTCGAGGTAACAACTACTAATTCAAACTCATATAAAGAATACTTAGGTTCTCAAATTAACTGGAGTATATCTGCTGATGGTTTTATAGCCCTTAGTGATTATTCTTATTTATTCTTGCTTAATAAGCTACAAACTAAAGAACAGATAATAGTTAAGTTTGAAATAGACAATGACAATGGTGATGGTTCAGGCACTTTAGGTAATAGCATATTTACAGGTCTTGCTAACATTGTAAGTTTAGAAATGAGTGGTCCTGTAGAAGGTGCTTCTACATATAGTGTGTCTTTACAAGGTACAGGTGCTTATACAGTAACAGGCACTCAAGTTACACCTACTGGAGTAGTAACAGAAAGCTCAAATGTAACTATGCAACAATATACTGCATTTGGTGGTGAAACTTCAATCACTTTTGTATCAGAAATCGGATCTACTTGTCTATCAGTTACAAGAGGTGGTATAGAGGTAAGGTCAATAGGTATTTCAGGTGCTCCTACAGGTGATAATGTGGTATTTATTTCATCTACAGGAGTTCTTACCTTTGCAAGGGCATTAGAGGCTGATGAGTTCGTAAGAGCAATTTTCAAATAGTTAAAATAGATATAAATGAGTTCACAATTACAAGTATCAGGAGAAGCAAAGATTAGAGACATACAAGGTCCAGTAGTGGCTAATAGTGGTGTTATAACCGCTTTAGATGGTGCTGCTTCTCAATATGTACGAGGAGATGGTACGTTAGCGGATTTTCCTACATCAACAGGTGGTGGTAGTTCTGTTTCTTATTATCTTAATTCAAGTGTTTCACAAGGTACAATAGGGGGTGTGGCTTATAGAGAGTTAAGTAAAGAACCAATCATAGGTGCTGGAACTGATATTAATATTTCTGCTAACGGATATGTAGCGAGTTATTTAACTGATGCTAATGACCCAGATGTATTGTCAATACCTGGCGGTAACTTTAATTGTGAGTTTTATTTTAGTGTAAACAACAATACTGGCAATCCTTTTTTCTACGCAGAACTTTACAAGTACGATGGTTCTACTTTTACCTTATTAGGTAGTAATGTTGGCGTTCCTGAATATATTAATCAAGGAACTATAATTGCTCCTTACTATTTTGCTATCCCTGTTCCTACAAGTGCCTTAGCTATAACAGATAGATTAGCAATTAGAATCTATGTAAACGTATCTGGTAGAACAATTACTTTACATACTGAGAATAGTCATTTGTGTCAAGTTGTAACAACCTTGTCTAAGGGTATGGTTTCTTTGAATAACTTAACAGATCAATCTCAAAACCTAACCACAGGGACAAGCGGTACAAACTTTGCTATCGTTTCAAGTGGTGATACACATACTTTTAACCTACCTATTGCTTCGGCTACAAATACAGGTAAGTTAAGTTCAACGGATTGGTCGGTATTTAATGCAAAACAAGCTGCATTATCATTTACTGCACCTTTAGTTAACACATCTAATACAATCTCAATACCTGCTGCTACAAGTTTAGTAGATGGTTATTTAGATAACTTAGATTGGGTTAAATTTAATACTGCTTACAATGATTCTATTATAAGTGCAGCAGTTACAGGAACAACAACTAAGACATTAACTTTAAATCAACAAGATGGCGGTACAATAACTGCTTCTTGGACAGATGATAATACGGATGCGGTTACAAGTGTATTTGGTAGAACAGGTGCGGTTGTAGCGGTTAGTGGAGATTATAATACATCACAAGTAACAGAGTTAACAAACCTTTATTTTACGGATGCAAGGTCAAGGGCTGCTTTAAGTTTTACGGCTGGTAGTGGTGCTTACAATAGCACAACAGGGGTAATCACAATACCTACAAACAATAACCAAATCACAAATGGTTCTAATTTTATAACCTTAGCTTCTTTAAGTGGAGGTGTAGGAATAACATACAACAATACAACAGGGGTTATCACTAACTCTGCTCCAGACCAAACTGTTTCTTTAACGCAAGGTGCTGGGATATCAATTAGTGGTACTTATCCTTCGTTTACGATAGCTTCAACGATTACGCAATACACAGATGCACTTGCAAGGGCAGCATTAAGTTTTGTAGCAGGAAGCGGTGCGTATAACTCTACAACAGGTGTTATTACGATTCCAACTAATAACAATCAAATTACTAATGGCTCTAACTTTATTACTTTAACAAGTTTAAGTGCAGGAGCAGGTATTAGTTATAATAACACAACAGGTGCTATTAGTTCTACAATCACACAATATACGGATGCTTTAGCAAGAGCAGCAATTAGCTTGACCACAACAGGTACAAGCGGTGCTGCAACTTATAACTCAACAACAGGGGTTTTAAACGTTCCTAACTATGCACCTGATTTAAGTAGTTACTTACCTTTATCGGGTGGTACATTAACAGGGGATTTATTATTAACTAAGGCATCAATTCCTAAGATAGAAGTTAATGCTACAGATACAGGTAGTTATTCTTATTTTGCAAATCAAGAAAATGGTGTTTTAAAAACATATTTTTTATATTTAAATTCTCTATGGAGTGAAACAGAAAGAAGAAAAAATTTAGAAATAAGAAATCAGGATGGCCCAATTACTTTATGGACTAATGGCACAAAAGCATTAACTATAAACACAAGTCAAAATGCTACTTTTTTAGGTACTATTTCTGCAACTAATCTTAGCGGAACAAATACAGGCGACCAAACATTAGCAGGATTAGGCGGTGTACCTACAAGTAGAACTTTAACTATTAATGGAACTACTTATGATTTAAGTGCTAATAGAAGTTGGACTATTACTGCAGGTGTTAGTGGTAGTGGTACCACTAATAAATTGACAAAGTTTACAGGTTCAACTGCTATTGGAGATAGTATTATTAGCGCAGACGCAAACGCTGCTACTATTACAAGTTCTGTAGTTGGTGCTATGTTTATTTTAGAAAATACTACTGCAGCTAATTATTCTCAAATGCAATTTAAAGGAGATACATTAAGTGCATATATATTTAAAGGAAATAGTACATACGCAAGTTATGGTGGTGCAAATGCTTTAAACTTTTATACTGACCCTTTAGGTGGTGGATTTTCTTTTAGTCCAAGAGGAACAGAAAACGCAGTATTTATTGACCCTTTAGGTAATTTAGGATTAGGAGTAGGTACTACAGTTGGAGCAAAATTAGACATAGCAGGAGGTAATGCAAGAATTACAAGTTCACAAAATGGCTTCGGTGGTATTTCAACAATTAATCCAAGTACAGGCACAAGTGCTTATAGTGGTATATTATTAGGTAATAATATTACAACAGCAGGAGCAGGATT